CATGGCGGATGCCTGGGGAGCGTTATTGGTAAGACTCATCGTCTGATTGGCGGCAAAGGTGAGTCCCAGATCGGCCTCATCCAGCAGTTCCACACTGTTCTGTCTTTCGGTGCTCACATATCACTCCACAGTCTCAATCTACAAATTCCAGATCTAGGGTAAAACTGATCTTCCGCATAACCTTGTTTTCCGTCCGGCAGATCAAGGTTTCTGACCATTTACCGGACTGCAGTCTTGCCCGATACTCATTCTGAAACAGTGTGATCCAAAACCAGTCACAGCCATCATTCAAACTTTGGATAAACCCCAACCAAGACTGATATTCCTCCACGGTATTCAGGATTATCGCCGTGGACAGCGTTTGCGTATTGCCATAAGTCAAAAGTCTTTGTGCAAGGTAGCCGCTCCCTTCGCTTTCCCGCAAAAGATTTGGAGACCATGACACGTTGAAATCAGACTGCAAAGGCTTTGGCAAATTGCGTGGATAGATGATGGTAGCGACAGCACCGCCTGACATTTACACCCCCTGTCTGGCCAAGCCATAAGTGTTGGAGATAGCGTCCGCAATATCCCCACCCCGGCGGATGTTGGCAACGCAAATCTGGATCACAGTTTCTTCTTCTGTGTCCTGCCGGTCTACCCTGCCTGCTTTGGAAGCGTCTTCTATCACATTGACGGTGATGTTGCTTTCCCGGTTTGCGTTTTCCAGCAGGTCAGCAGTATTGCGGCGGCTAGTAACCATAGCAGGCCCGGAAACAAGTTCCGGCCCGATCTCACCGACAAGACCAACCGCTCCGGGAGGAATATAGCCGCCACGGTCTTTTGCACCGGCAAAATTAATGGACTGGATGTTGCCGATAATGCTCATGCCTTGTGCCAAGACCTGCATCCAGGCGATCAGGTTTGCCGGGAAGGCCGTTGTGGCAAGGGCTTTGGCGGCGGCTTCATAAACGGCAATCAGCGAGGACGCAATCGCAAAGGACTTTTGCAAGGCAAACATGGCCTTATATACGCCACTTGACTCGTCCAAGTTCTGAGCCATCCCCCCGAAATACTCTCCAACTGCTTTGGTCAGACTGCCGTAGATTGCGGAGATTTGCTTTGACGTGTATTTGGAAGTGTCCAAGTTCCCTGTCAGCACAGCCCCCAGATCGATTTGATGTTTTTTAAGATTTTTCAGAAACTCCTCAATCGGCTTCATGGCGTCAGTTTCCGAGCCGCTAAAGTCTTTGTAAAACTCGTCCTGTTTCTTGCGCTCTTCCTCACGCTGTTTGGCAAGATCCTTGTAATGCTGATCGTAAAGACTTTTCAGTTTTTCCAAGTGGATCTGCGTCAGGGTCTCTGTCTGGACATTGTATTCCTGCTCAGTGATAACCATGCTGTCTAAAGCGGACTTTAGCACCTCCATCCGCTGAAGATGTTTCTGATTTTCCTGATCAATGGCGTCTAACTGTGCGGTCTTCAGCCGCTCAATTTCCTGCCGCAGACGCTCATAGGCTTTTGCGGCTTCGTCAGTATCGGATTTCAGTTTCTTGACAGCCCCAGAGCCGCCCCCGCCGCCTGCAGTGCCATCCTCGGTCTTTGCTCCGGTTGACGGTTTACCGTTCAGAAAACTGTCAAAGCCCTCCTTCATGGTCTCCAGAGTCTTCAGACGATCTTTGGCGGCTTTGACCCTTTCCTTCATCTTCCGATCATATTCGTCGAGCTCATTGTTAAAGCCATCCGCTATATTAGAAAAGTCTTTGCTGAAAGCCTCTACACCAAAGCGGACTTCGTCGGCATTTTCGGTGAAATACGTCTTAAACCGCCCAAAGAAACTGTCCACAGTGTTATCAATGGCGGTTGTCCCCATGAGTTGCAAAGAGTCCATGGAGGCTTTGAACTTATCCCCGATAATCGGCAAATACTGAAGACCACTGGTAAGGTTGAGCACAAGTTGCTTAATTGCGGCGACTAGCAGACTTCCAAAAACTTTGATCACCTCGCCTAGTCCCCATAGGAACCCCCAAAACAGATTTTTCAGGCCGTTTTTGGCAGACAGAAACAGTAAGGCGGCGCCACTTGCCGCAATTTTCACAGCGGCAATAAAACCACGGATAACGGCATACACAGCCCGGCTCAGTTGATCGATTGTCCCGGTGCCATTTGTCACAAAACCGTCTATCGTGGCACCCATGGAGTTCAGTCCACTTCTTGCAAGATCCAATACTTCACCGAACCCGGCAAACATCATCTCCGGCGCTTTGGCAACGGTCTCCCATATACCAGAGAAAGCCAGTGACAAGGACTGCACCCCGGCAATCATCTCATCCGACTTGAGGGCCTGGATCAGGGTATCTACCGCCCGATATGCGGCGTCTGCCCAGTCTCGTATGAAGTTATCCCCGCCTACTAGGTAAAGTGTCCGGGAGAACTCACCCCACTTGTTTGACAGGACCTGCAATTTCCCGGTAACACCGCCCATCACAGTGGAAATCACATTTGCGTAACGTGGAGTCTTTGCCAAATTCTGGATGTACTTTTCCAATTCCGCCGAGTTGCGGTTGATAACCTGCGTTTCGCCGGCGAAAGTCAGTGACAGTTGCTTGTGAGTCTTGTCTACAAACTGAGCCTCCACGCCCAGCATACGCAGACCCCGCAAGTTACCTGTCATGGCGGAGGAAACAGCCGTTGCCTGAGTGAACATGGACTGCCCTGTGCCCACGGCAATTGCTCCTAGCGCCTCGAGCATTTCAGAGGTAGGCCGCAGTCCGGTCTTGTTCAGGATAAGTGCGCTTTTGGTGATTTCCTCAAAGGTAAACGGGATTTTGTCAGCAACGTCGTTGAAATACTGGAACCCGCCCATAGCCAGTTCACGGCTTCCTTCCGTGACCGCTGTCAGACTGGCAACCGTCTTTTCAAACTCCTTGCCCTCCTTAACCACATTCCCAAGGGCCTCCTGAAACTTTAAGATCGCCCCAAAGTAAAAGACCCTCTGCAGAGTCCATTTGAGGTAATCCCAGCCCTTTGCCGCCAGTGCCACAAGCCCGTTCAGTTTCTTGATTTCCTCGGCGGTTTTACGAGTCTCCCGCTGAGCCGCCTTGTTTGCGTCTTCCTCCTCCTTCCGCTTTTTTCTGACAGCCTTTTCCGTTTCTTGCACGGCGGCAGTCTCGTCTTTGTGTGCTTTCACCAGCGGAGCAAAAGTAGCCGTCTGCTTCTGGATTGCTTCTGTTACCTGTCTGATCAACGCCCCCAGCGTCCTTGTTTGGACGTTGATTGCGTTAGTCTGTTGCTGTGCTATTGTGACTTGATGGCGGCCCAGTGTGATGTAAGAATTGACCAACTGCTGAACTACCGTGTTTTGCTGTGACAGGTGATCAACGGTCTTCTGCAGGCCTTCATTCGTCTTGCTGAAAGCCTGATTTAACCGCTCGCCAAGACCATTGAGACCGGCTTCTAGGGCCTTGATCCCATTCTTGACGTCTGCGGTGTCCATTTTCAGATTGACAATCGGCGCTTCAGACATTTTTGCTCCTTACCGTTTCTTGACAGCCATCACACGCTTAAACCGGGCAACTTGTTCTTCCGGAGACCGATTTTCCGGGGCCTTGCGCTTGCCGGACATTGCGTTCTGCTCTTCTTGAAAAATTAAAGCCCATATATCAATCTCTGAGACGGGCAACTCCATCACCTCTGAGATCGATTTATGGACTTCTCTTGCAATCCGAACACAAAGTCTTAAATGAAAATCGGTCTTTACCCGTTTTTTAACTGTTCCTGCGCTTCTGCTGACAGGTTGTTCAGTTTGATCACTTCCTGAATGAGTTGCTCCATCAAGACCGACGGAATGAGATCCAGCAAGGAGTTGTCTTCCGGATCTTCGGTCAGTTTGCCGTTCTCATCACAGAGAGAGTTCAGTACTACCTGACTGAAGTACCCATAAAAATGTGCGGGGTCTTTGTCGTTCTCATCAATACGGAACTCAGTAATCAGCCGCATTTTCTGACCGACGGACATCTCCCGTAAATAATAGGTCTCGTTATCGTAAACAACCTTTCCGATCTTGAAAGGTGATTTGGACTTAAAGCGATCTGCGTAACTCATAGTTTTTTGATCCTGTTTCAGAAAAAAGGGGATTGCTCCCCTTCAGCGTTTCAAGGTGACAATCAAAGAAAATTAAGGTGTAACCACGGTTGCTGTAGTCCAGACGACCTCACCGTTCTGCTTGCCGGAAATGGTGAACTGCATTAAAGCCTCGGCGTTGCCGGAAACCATCTTCCAGCCCAGCAGGGCCAGCTCGTAAGTGGCAATAGCGCCGGTCTTGAACTGGTGCCGAACCTTAATGATAGCCAGACTGTCGGCCGCCGCCCGCAAGGCCTCCTGGTCTGCGTCGCCCTCATAGTAGAACATCGTCAGCTCTTTGTCATCGGCGTCCTTAATTGCGCCACGGTAGCGCTTTGAGGTGTCGTCAATGGTGGTCTGCTCAACAGAGGCGGAGACCGAACCGATTTCGCCCAATTCCTGACAGCCTTTCAGCGGCTTCCATGTAGTGCCATTATCAAGGGAAAACTGAGAATGAGTCCCCGCTAACTGTACGGCGTCATTCGGCGTGTAGTCGTATAGTTCCGTAAAAGCCATTTCTTACTCCTTTTTGGCAAAAATTGATTTTTTAGACTCCAAAAACTTGTGCACTTCTGACTGCATTTGGTTTGACAGGTCTGACACAGCGTTGCTCTTTATTTTACTCCGGATTTTGGTTATATAGTTCCTCGCTGAAATTCCCGGGTGCATTTTTCCTGTCTGGTTTGCCAGCGGCAATTGCTCCAGCCTTAAATGGATCCTGTCCATTGTGGCTTCAATGCGCCGGCGGTAACTTTCTGACAGTTTGCGTCCCCGTGGATCAAGACCGGACGATAAAATCTGATGATATTTGGTGAGCCGATTGACGTAGTACGCCTGCCGGGAGCGAACATT